AGCGCAAACCAAGTCATGCGCCTCTGCGCGTCTCTCTTGGCGTCTGCGTCTTCCATGCGGCGGCGACGATCCTCTAGCATGATCTCATGCTCAACCGGATCAATCTTGCCATTCCCGTTCAGATCGTACTCATTCGGCATCTTCTAAACTCCTTGCGTACTCTAGCGCGTACCTCTTGTGATGCGTTATTATAACTACTTTTCCATCTTTGTCATATACAACGTAGTTTCCGCGTTTATTTCGGCACAACCTCAAAACAATATACCACCGTAGTACTGTTTGTTATCAACACTTTAGCCCTCTCAAGCGCCTCTTGGCACTCCTTTTCGGTGGGCAATTGCTCCAACTGATAGTACTCCAGCCTATTGTTTGTAAACATAAACCAAACCAAGAACCACATTACCACTTCCCCTGATATCTACCCCAATAATAAAGTATAAAAGTTACAGCAGCGGCAGCAGAAGTGGCAATGAGGATACCTAAAGTCCACTCAATAACCGCACGTTTGAACTCTTCTTTGCGATAAAGGTCTTGCTTGCGCTGCCTGCGCATCTCTCCTTCGATCTGGAGAACTTCATCCCAAGCAGAAGGGCCGTAATTCCACGAAATATATTCCTTGATCTCCTTGCGCATGGCCTCCATCTTCTTGCGCTGCGCAAATATTTCAATCGCGCTTTCAGCATCAGAGCCTTTAAAACTATACCACGGGGGGTTTTTGGCTTGATTTTCAGCGTATTGGAAATCAGAAAACGCAGCGCCCCACTTCGCTAAAGTGCCAGACATTTCTTGAATGTCTTTCCCAGCACTAAGACCCTGCTTGAGAATATTAAACGCGCTTGTGGCGAGACCGACCGCTGTAAAAGGATCGATCACAGACTCAGCCCATCTTTGTCAGCACGGCAACTAAGAGTGCAATGATAAAGCCCGTTGTGCCAATCATGATTGCTTCCATGCGCTTGACGCGACCAAACAAATCTTTGAATTGGATCTTCATCTCAGTCTGAATTGCAATTACTTGCTTCTCCATGTTGTCGATCCGTTCATGTGCTGATGCTGCTGTTCTTTTATCCATCTTCATACTCCGACATATCGACGTTAGATGGGGCGTATACTGCGTAGACTTTATTCGCTTGAATATACTGTGCGTAACGTGTGCGATGCTCTGCCACCTTTGCCGTAGCCTCAGAAGCTGTTAGTCCCAAATCGTTGCCGCCATCGTGGACGGATGCAACATTGTAATGCTTTGTGCTATCTAGGCTGTTTATCTCACTGTCCGTTAATGTCTCCGGTGGAACCACCCATCCGTCACTGGCGTTGCCAGTAAGCTCTTTCACAACGACCCAATCTGTAGGGTTGTTATCAAGCCTATTTTTCTGCGCCACAACCGCCGCATCAAGGGCCGACTGAGTGGTGTATTCTAATCCCGCGTAAAGCCATTTGGTAGCCATTATGTACCCCCGTAAATTGTGCCGCTGTTCGACAAGGTGTAAGTCTCGCCGCTATCATCAATGGCGGCTCCACCAGCCCCACCAGAAGTACCTCCAGAGCCAGAGCCACCTGACGCGCCCCAACCGCCGCCGCCGCCTGAACCGTAAAAAGTCGAAGCTGTACCAGCATTGCCTGCGGAACCACCAGCCCCACCCTGACCACCGCCCGATGAAGTGCCACCACTACCACCTGTACCCGGAAGTATGCGTCCACCGCCGCCTCCACCTGATGAAAAACCTACATCGCCTCCACTGTAAACGTAGTGACCACCGCCACCGCCAGCACCACCGCCAGCACCAGAGTTGCCAGCACCCGGGGTTACAGTATTGGGATAATAATATGCTAAACCTGTGCTACCTGTAGCATTTAATGCACCACCTGCGGCTAAAGGAACTGTGGAACCACTTTCACCGGGTCTTGAACCACTCCCGCCGCCTGCGCCACCGCCGGGGCTCGACGGGTTACTGCCGGGGCCACCACCCCCACCGCCGCCAGCAATGTAAGCGCCGGAGCTGTTTGTAATTGTTACTCCAGTAACGCCACTATTAATCTTAATCGCTGGGCCACCAGACTGCCCAGCAGAACTACCCCACCAAGGGTTGCCGCCGCCGTCGCCACCCCTGCCGATAATCTTACCCTCGTTAACAATAGTGCATGAGATGTCAATTACCATTGCAGCAGTGCTACGGCTGTCCGACCAAACCCATATGTTTGAGGGTACACGAAGCGTACCTCCAGAAGATATGAAGTCACTGACAGTAATTTGTTGCCGTTGGTCTTGGCCGTTGACGGTTCCAGCACTTGTAAGGACTGTTTCACTAGACTTTCCATAGCCGTCAGACATTTCAATCTCGCCTGACGGAATGCCAAACAAGGCACGAACAGCGGCGTCATTCATGCCGATCTGAGCCGTGCCACTGTTGCCAAGTTCGACATTGACTTGGTTAAGTGTGATCTGACCTGATGCGGGTAATGTCATGTTACTGACCTTTCAGTTCAGCGACTTCTGCTTTCAACTCTTTTACAGCTTCTACAAGCAAGCCGATAAGCTGGTCATACTGCACAGTCTTATATTCGGTCTCGTCATCTTCGCCCACTTTGAGTGGCAACTTGCTTTCAGTGATTGCGCTAGGCAGAACCTTCTCAACCTCTTGGGCGATAACACCCGCAGATTTCTTGCCGTCAGTGGTATATGTGAAGGTGTAGCCATTGATCTGGTCAACCTTATCCAATGCGCTGTCGATCTTAACAATGTCAGTCTTTAGGCGTTCATCAGAGATGGTTGTTGAGTAAGCAATGACGTTGCCATCAACGTGTAAGTCACCGCCACTGTAAAGGCGCATTTCAGTGTAGGCAGTGGTAAGACCGCCAAGTCTAAAATCTAAATAAGCACTTCCAGTATTCCAATTAGTACAAATTGCAGAGCCACTTGTAGAACCCTCACCAATAATATCAATCGTATTACCAGCGGCATCATTCGTATTAATGTCAAGCGTTCCAGAGACTGTGATTCCGCTGCTGTTGATGCGCGTGGCTTCTGTTAGGGTTCCAGAGGTGTTAGCTACTTGGACAACAAATGAAGCATTGTTAGCAGTTGAAGCTGCTGTTTCTTGCAGCCCAACTAAACGCACCGCCTCAACTGAATTGCTACTTCCCGCTGGAGCCAGCACTAAACCTACGCCACGACCTGAGCCGCCGTTCCCAGTACTAGCAACAGTAAAACGTGTATCTATTCCTGCACTGCCGCCTGAAGTTATTGTGCCTGAGCCATTTACTAAGCTAGTTCCATCCACAGTCAGCCCATCGCTGGTCAAAGTACCCGTGATGTCTACGCCTGTGCTGGTGGTGGCGAGTTTCTTGCTGTTGTCTGAATAAAGCTCTACAGCACCATCACCAAAAAACTTTGCATAATCTTCAGTGCCAGCATTGTTCCGAAGGATAATATTCTGACCTTCCAAGATTAAATACGACGACAAACTTTCAATTTTATCTGAAGTCCCATCATGGTAAATCTGTAGGTCAGACCCAGCGCCGAAAATGGCTTTGTCGTTGTCACCGAAGGTTACATCTGCGTTTGAATCCGCAGTGACAACCTTGGACGCCTGAACCGTACCCAAAGTCGTGATGTCGTTGTAGTTCAACTCTGCTGTAGAGGCAGTAATCCCATCTAGGACACCAAGTTCCGTAGGAGACACACCCGCAACACTAAGCGCAGCAAATGCATCTACAAACGCAGCTCCAGCGCCAGCACCGTCACTATATACAGCTTTGGTTTGACCCGCTGCAATCGTGACATTGGCCCCAGATCCTTGAGAGATGATGATATTCTGAGATCCGCTAGTAGCGTTCTCAATAAACCACATCTTACTGACAGTATTTGGGCCAATAGTAATCGTACATGCGCTGTCTAAAGAGCCTGTGTACTTCAAGAACATTGCCCTGCCGGGGTCTGAAGCCCCGTCAGCAATCGTTGTTGTATGGGTATCAGCGTTAGTTGTTATGGCCTCTGTGCCATAGCTAAACGCCTCACCGATCAATTCGAGGTTAGTATTCGTGACTGTTCCCCATGAGCCTGACTGATCGCCAGTAGCCATCTCATTTAGGCGAAGGTCATTTACATAGGTTGAAGCCATGTCAATTTATCCTTGTTTTAATCGATGCGAATGATAGCAGTCGCGCCGGGTGCTGGGAATACGATGCGGAATGTACCTGACGAAACTGTAAAGTCTCCACCGAAATCCAAAACAGCGATTGAATTGTCGCCTGCTGTTGTATCGTTATAGATCAACGCACCGCGAGCTGTGAAAGATGCGCCTGTCCACTCTGGGTTATCAAAGTCAACATATGCTGTTGTGCCACTCGTAGCTACAGTTGAGTTCGCAAGAGTTTCGCCACCAGCAGTATAGCCAGTGCCACTCACTTCGTTACTTGTGGTATATGCAGTTGTTGTTGCATCTAGTGTCGCTGAAGAAGTGTACAGCGCGATCTTGATTGTGTCAGTATCAAGATCCTGTTCTTTGTTGAACAAGTCTGCTTTGAAACTTGTACACATTGCTTGAGTAATAGCCATTATAGACCTCCGTTATATTCTGCTGCGTAATCGCGTTGCATTTCTTGTACTGTAAGTTGCACTGCTTCGTCAAATTGTGTCTTATAAAGCGCCAGTGTTTCCCCAGCCTTGAGGAAAGCTGACGCTTCATAAAGACACGCTGCAAGCAACACATTTTCGGCATTATCACCGATCCAATTGTTTGTGTTACCTGAACTCAGGCCCGTTTCAGGGGCGATAAAATCCACTTGATAGGTGTCAGTAGAATCTGGAGTAGGGGCAAGAGTTATCACAGT